TATTAATAGAAGTTGAAGAAAAAGAACAATTACAATTAGAAAATCAAGAAAAAGATAAGGTAATTCAGTTACAGCAACCAAAAGTACTGTTTGCTGATTCAGTAGCATCTTCTGACAATTCAATCCTAGTTGGAGAATTAGCAAAATTGCTTAGACAAAATGGAATTGATACAGGACAAAATAGATTATTTGACTGGTTAAGAAATAATGGTTACTTAATAAAACGTAAAGGCGAGGATTACAATACACCAACTCAAAAAAGTGTAGATTTAGGAGTTATAGAAACAAAAGAAGGTACAAGAGTACATCCAGATGGTCATACAAGTATTACTAAAACACCTAAGATTACTGGTAAGGGACAAATATACTTTATTAATAAGTTTAAAAAGAACAATCAAATATCAATGTTAAGCTAAATCATAACAGCACTTTGAAAACTAAATACGGAATATTTTGAAAATAGAGGGGTGATTTAAATGGGTAAAAAAAGTGAATACACAGTAACAACAGTTGGTGAACCAAATTTAGATGCATTAGGCGAAACTTTAGCTAAAATTCTTACAGAGAAATTTGGGGTACTAATAACTCATACATACATTGAGAACTATTATGTTGATAAAGAGAGAGGGGGTGATGTAGATGGAGCTATTGAAAGTGAACTTTAATCTAGAGAAATTAAAAAATAGGAAATGTAGTGAGTGTAAGTTCTAAGAGGTTTGGGTTCAATATTAATTGTATTGTAGTAGTAGCAACTGAGGAGGAACTAAATTTAGCTTATTATAGCAAAGATAAGGGATGTATTGAGTATCAAGCATTGATACCAGAGGATATTAGATATGGTGATTATATTCTTGAAAGATTAGGTTAGGAGGAAATAAAATGGCAGCTTTAATAATAGTAGGTTTATTTGCAATATGTTTAGTAGGATTAGTTCAAAATAGAGATTAATTAAAAAGGGGGTTTAATTATGGAAAGTTTAAAAATAGTAAAACAATATGTTGAAGGACAGTTAAATTTATCTAGTTTAGAAATAGACAAAAATAAGGAGACTTATGAGATTCTCAAAAATAAATCTAGCAGAGATATGTTAGATGACATTAATTTAAATGATGCATTAAGAGAAGTAACAGTAAACGAAAGATTAAAAATATTTGCTGAGTCATTACTAGAGTTGTTAGATACACAAATCAAAATAAAAGAGAGTGAAGAAAGTGAGGACTATAAAAGACTTTGTATGTACTTAGACGAATTTGGAAGAGATAGACCTATAGATGTCCAGATATAAAAAAAGAGCCATTAGGAGTGGCTCGATTCAGAAAATATTTAAAAATAAAAATATGACTATATTATAGCATAAACGGAGGGAAATTATGAGTACTTTATATGAATTAACTACAGATTTATTAGAAATAGAAGAAGGTTTAACAGAAATAACAGGAAATGAAGCTGAAAAACTAGAGGAAATAAAAGAAATAATAAAACAAGAGATACAAAATAAAAACACTAGGATAGTTTCAGTGATAATAGATATTGATAGTGATATAAACTCTTTAGACTTAGAGATTAAGAGAATGCAAGAGTTAAAGAAGATTAAGAAGAATAGTCTTGATAGATTAAAAAGTAACATAAAGGAATGTATGGAACTGCTTGGTATTAAAAAGGTAGAAACATTTTTAGGAAATATAAGTATAAGAAAGTCAGCAGGTAGCTTAGTCATAGAAGATGAAGAAAAGATACCTGCTATATATAAAACAGTAGAGCAAGTTGTAAAAGTAGATAAAAATACCATTAAAGACTTTATCAAAAAAGGTCATGAGGTTGAAGGTTGTAGGATTGAATATGGAACTACACTAACAATTCCAAAAGCTAAAAAAGAGTAGGTGAGGACCATGGAAATTAATAATATTTACATTAAATTGATGGATGTAAGAGTTAAATTTAGTAAGTTGAATCTAAAGAAAAGTGGAGAAAATAAGTTCGCTAACTTCAAGTATTTTGAGTTAGCAGACTTTCTACCACAAGCAACTGGATTACTTGAAGAAGCTAAGCTATGCCCTATAGTGACCTTTACAAATGAATATGCAACTCTAACATTAATTAATGGAGAAAACCCATCAGAACAGATTGTATTTACTTCTCCCATGAGAGATTTACAACTTAAAGGTTCTAATGAATTACAGGCACTAGGAGGTATAGAAACCTATCAAACTAGATATTTGTATATTCAGTTACTAAATATAACTGAAAATGATAGTTTTGACGCAGTAAGTGGAAAAGAGGAATCTAAAAGCAATTCTAATAACAATGTTAAACAAAGTAACAGAATATTGACTGATAAACAACTAACTAGATTATATGCAATAGCTAATAGTGTTGGAGTTAATAAAGCATTATTAAAAGAACAGGTTTTTAAACAGCTAGGAAAAGATATAAAGGATTTAAATAAGAGTGAATATGATGCTGTTTGTGCAGCATATGAGAAACAAGCCTTTAAGGGTGCATAACAGGAGGTGATAGAGTGGCAGTTTTCAGACAGATATATACAAGCTTTTGGACTGACCCAAAGGTACAAGAGGAGTGGACACCAGAAGATAAATTTTTCTTTATACTTCTTCTTAGTAATCCTCAAACAACACAAATAGGAGTTTACCAAGTAACTAAAAAACAACTAGCATTTTGGATGGGGTACTCAGAAGAAAGTATAAGAGCATTAATGGATAGATTCGTAAATCACCATAAGTGTATTAAATATAATCCCGATACTAGAGAAATTGCCATAAAAAACTGGGGCAAATATAACTTAACTAAAGGTGGTAAACCAATTATAGATTTACTTAATAAAGAACTCAAAGAAGTTAAAGATATTGAGTTAATAAAATATGTAATTCCATCAATAGAAAAATCAGATATAAGAAAAATATTTGAGGATTATTACGAAATGGCTAAAAATGGGGATTCTTACGATACGTCGACGATACGTGAACGAGTCGTACCACGATACGGGGACAATAACAATAAGAATAACAATAAGAATAACAATAAGAATAACAACAACAATAAGGATGATTCGGTGGTTGTGGATAAAATAAAACAATACTTTGATTTAGAATCTAAAGACATTGAAAAAATTGTTGATATATTCATACATACAGGAAGAGGAATTGACTATTTAGAGGAAAAACTAAGGTTGGTAAAAAATACAGATGGAGTAAAAAGTATTACAGGCTATCTCATAAAAGCATTAGAAGAAGATTATAAGCCTATACCAAGTAGAAAAAATAAGACTAAGTTTCATAATTTTAACGAGACATTTACTAAGTATACGTCTGATGAACTAGACGAGATTATTAAAAAGAGTCAAAAAGAGAAGTTCAGTTGAATTAAATAGTCTAGGGAGTAGTTATACAATATTACTTCCTAGGAGTTAAAAAATATTGGAGGGATAGAAATGATAATAATTAGAAGTCAAGATAGATTAGATTTAATGAGAGTTAATAGAGTTGAAATAGGTTTTAATCAAGTGTATGCAATACTTGAAAATGATATTAGAAAAATAGGTGAATATGAAAGTATTGAAAGAGCTATGCAAGTGTTAAATGATATACAGAAGTTTATTGAAAATGGAGTAAGAACAGATTATATAGATTCTTGTAGAGTTAGACATAATCAAGAGAAAGTATTTGAAATGCCATTTGAATAAAAAGGGGGGAACTAAATATGGCTAAGGTTTGGGTGGATGCAGGAACATTTTTAGAAAGAACTAAGGATATAGAAGATATGTTTGAATTTAATCTAAGAAAAGTAAGAGATAGAAATAAAAAAATAAATGTAATTGATTTGCGTGTAAATAATGAGGGGCAAGGAAGAAAAGGTAAAAAAGTAGAGTGTTTTAATATTGTGACTGGAGAAACTAAAGTATTTAATACTGCTGTTGAAGCAAGTAAATACGTATATTTTACAGATGTTTATATTGCTCATTTAGCAAGAACAGGTAAGGTTTCTAAAAATGGATGGAAAGCTAGATATATTCAAAAGGTGACAGATGGTATTGGCAAATGTGGAACAAGTAATTAAGTTAGCTGAAAAGATATTAAATAAGAAAAAGTGTTCTGTTAATAAAGCTATTGATATAGTTATAAAAATATTAAGTAAATATGAGTGCGAGGGGATGTTAAGAAATGAGTTTAATTAAGTATAGAGGTTATGATTTTGAGAACGAAAAGTGGATTTATTCAGCAACAATAATGTGGAGCAATATACTTGAATGTTTAGTTATGTTGACAGAGGGTTGCAAATGGCAGAAAGTCTCTAATGTTGGGGTATGCTCTGGAGAATGGGCTAGAAACAATCAAGAAATTTGTGAGGGGGATATATTGAAAGGATATGATAATTTCCATGACACAAGCCAATATGGAGTTGTAAAAAGGGATATTGGTAGTATTAAGTTATATTTGGAATGGCATTATTTAAAGAAACTTGAAGGAGAATGGATAGAGCTTATAAATAAAACAGAAATATATCATAGCAGAGATTACAAAATAGTTGGTAATGAATATGAGAACTTAGAGGAAGTCAGAACAGAGTTCTTAGAACGTAAGGAGAGTCTTGAGAATGAATATCTTAGCTAGTGCGATATTAGTAATAGGAAGTTTTATAGCTGGTAGAGTTTATGAGTATAGATTGAATCTAAAAGAGTGTGAAAATTGCGACAATAAAAGAGGTGTATAAGAATGGATGATAGATTAGAAATGATAAATGCTTCTGTAAATTATATACAGATGATATGTGAAAGTTCAAATATAGCTATTATAGCAGAGCAAGGAAGAGTTAGAATATTAGATTTAGAAACTAAAGAAAAATATGATTTATTAAAAAATAAACTCGAGGAAATGTTAGAAGAAATATAAGTGAAAATATCTAATTAAGACAGTTTAGAGAGTTACAAAATATCTTTTAGTATAAATTATTGTTGAAGTGTTTTGTGACTCTCAAAAATGAAAATAAGGAGGCGTTGTATTGCTTACATTTTTAGATTTATTCGCAGGGATAGGTGGCTTTAGGCTAGGGATGGAAAAAGCAGGACATAAATGTTTGGGACATTGCGAATATGATAAATTCGCAAATTTAAGTTATAATGCCATGCACAAACCGAAGGAGGATGAATGGTTTGAAAGAGATATTAGAGAAATTAGAACAGAAAATATCCCAAGAGCAGATGTCTGGTGTTTTGGATTCCCATGTCAAGACATTTCTGTTGCAGGGAAACAATTTGGATTCAGAGGAGAACGTTCAAGTTTATTTTTTACAGTTACAAAACTTATTAGAGAACTCAAAGAAGAAGATAGACCCAAGTATTTACTTATTGAAAACGTTAAAAATCTACTTAGTGTTAATGGAGGATTTGATTTCCTCAAAGTTCTCGTTGAACTGGATGAAATCGGCTATGATGCAGAGTGGCAAGTTCTTAATTCTAAAAACTTCGGAGTACCCCAAAATAGAGAACGAATATTCATTGTTGGACATTTTAGAGGACGAAGTACACGAAAAGTATTTCCTATCGAAAGAAAAAGTAGAAAAAATCTTGAGCAACTAAATAATCCAACTCATAGTACAAATAGAATTTATGATGCAGTTGGAATTGCTAGATGTATTAGAAGTCAGGCAGGAGGTGGAGGTGCTAAAACAGGTCTATACTTTATAGACTTAAATAAAAACTCTAAAGTAACAATAAATGCTAGATGCCTTAAAGCAAAATATAATGCAGGTGTGACAAATAGAAATTGTGATAATAGTGGAGTTTTAGTTAATGCAGTTTTAACGCCCGATAGGGTAAATAAAAGACAAAATGGTCGTAGAATTAAAGAAAGCGGAGAAACAATGTTCACATTGACAGCTCAAGATAAACATGGAATTTTGAAAAATGGAGATATAAGAAGGTTAACACCAAAGGAAT